TTTGGCCAACGCCAGATTCCAGTCAGACCTATCAGTTTGTCTACTACCGTATGCGTCGCATTCAAGATGCCGGCTCTGGTGTACAAACCCAAGACATGAATTTTCGTTTCTTGCCATGTGTAGCGGCCGGCTTGGCCTACTACATTGCGATGAAGCAACCCGACTTAGTAAGCCGCCTGCAAATGCTCAAAGGGGTTTACGACGAACAATTTAATCTAGCAGCTGGTGAAGATCATGAGAAGGCAACAATGAGGCTTGTGCCTCGTCAGGCCTTCATTGGAGGAGGCTCTATCTAATGGCCAGTCCCTATGCATCAGGTAAATATTCGATTGCCGAGTGTGACCGTTGCGGGCAGCGGTACAAGCTTAAACAGCTGAAGGTTGAGATAATCAAGACCAAGCTGTACCAGCTAAAGGTTTGCGAATCATGTTGGGATCCTGATCAGCCGCAGTTGCAGCTGGGCATGTATCCAGTCTACGATCCACAGGCTGTATATCAGCCTAGACCAGACACAACTTATGTTTCTGCGGGCATTGGTACCGACGGCTTCCCAACAGGTGGCTCAAGGGACATTCAGTGGGGCTGGAACCCAGTAGGTGGTTCTAGATTGTTTGATGATGGGTTGACGCCAAATAACTTGGTGGCAACTACAAGTGTTGGTACAGTCACCATATCGGTAACATAGGGAGCTAAAGATGGACAAATCAGATGTAAAACAAGACAAGGCAATGATCAAAAAAGCCTTTAAACAACATGATGCACAAGAGCACAAAGGCGGTAAAGGCACCACTTTGAAGCTTAAAAAAGGCGGAGTAACTTCTTTGGCAATGAAGAAGGTTGGTCGTAACATGGCTCGCGCTATGAACCAAAAATCTGGGAGCAAATAATGGCTTACAGCAAAAAAGTAATGGGCAAAGAAGTTGGCCAAGCCAGCGTCTATGCCAAGCCGCACACAATGTCTGGTGGATCTGCAAAGATTTCCAACAACCCCGGCAAAGAACCAAACCGTAGCAAGCTTGAAAACTACGATGTAAGCGTTGGCGCTATCAGCAAATCTGCTGGTGATGAGCAAACTAAAACATCTGGTATCAAGATTCGTGGAACTGGTGCTGCTACCAAGGGTGTAATGGCAAGAGGCCCAATGGCTTGAGGTTGAAATGACATACGACGAACTGGTCACTGCTGTCTCCGATTACTGCGAGAACACATTTGTCAACACGGTTGAAAGACCGGATATGGACACAATGATTCGGCAGGCGGAGCAACGCATATTCAATTCCGTCCAAGTCTCGTATTTCAGAAAGAACGTCATTGGCGTATTAACAAGCGGCAATAAGTACTTGTCTACTCCAGAAGACTTTCTTTCAACCTACTCCATAGCGGTCATTGAAGGCTATGGAACAGCCTCTGAAAACTACACTTTCCTTTTAAACAAAGACGTTAACTTTATCCGCGAGGCCTATCCCGGCCCAGCTGATACAGGCCTACCTAAGCATTACGCCATCTTTGGCCCAACCACTACGTCTACTTCTATTACTAATGAGCTCACATTAATCCTTGGCCCAACGCCAGATGCTGGATACCATGTTGAGTTCCATTACTACTATTACCCAGAGTCTATTGTTGACTCTGCAGATGGTCATTCTTGGTTGGGTGACAACTTTGATATTGCTCTGTTCTGCGGAACAATGATGGAAGCGATTACCTATATGAAGGGTGATGCAGATTTAGTCACTCTTTACAAAGACCGCTACGATTCTTCTATGTTCCTGCTCAAGAACTTGGGTGATGGCAAACAGCGTATGGACGCCTACAGGGATGGTCAGGTTAGGACTCCAGTCGTATGATCGTACAGACCCAAACAACAAGCTTCAAAACGCAGCTGTACAGCGGCGTTCACGATCTGTTGAACGACAGTCTGTACATTGCTTTGTACACTGGAAACGCCAATCTCGATCAAACTACCACCATCTACAGCTCAACCAATGAGATTACTGGAACTGGTTACACGGCTGGCGGTCAGTTGATTACGGGCGTTACCGTTCAAAGCGACAACTACACGGCGTATGTAAGTTTTACAAACCCGTATTGGAGCCCAGCTGCATTCACAACACGATGCGCGCTAATCTACAATGCAACCAAGGGAAACAAGTCTATTTGCGTTCTAGATTTTGGCTCAGATAAGACTTGTACGACAACATTCACAATCACTTTGCCTGCGAATACATCAACAGCCGCGCTTATTAGGAGTTCAAATTGATAGTTACAACGACCAAAGGCGACATGGATGACTCTTTGCTAGAAAAACGCGAAGGGACATTTGAGGATGACAACGAATTAACCACTTGGGTTGAATACTGGTTAGAAGGTGAACTTGTTCATCGCTCTGCCCATGTAACACTTAAACGCTCGCTGCCTATTGGTGGCGAAGTAGGCACTTTCTAATAAGGAAACATCATGGCAAATACCGCATCCCTATGCACTTCGTTTTTAGCCGAAGCGCTAACCGCAACCCACAACTTTGGCGTAGCACCTATCCGTGCAGCAACTACAGCAGACACCTTCAAGGCGGCTTTGTATTTGACTAGCGCAACGATTGACGCTTCCACTACAGTCTATTCATCTACAGGTGAAGTGACTGGAACTAACTACACAGCTGGTGGCGTGACAATCACAAACGCTACTGCCCCTGCTTCGACTAACAGCTCCGCAACAGCCGGCGTGGCTTACTGGACACCTTCTGCAAGTATCAGCTACACAAACGTCACATTGACAACTTCTTTCAATGCGATGCTTATGTATAACTCAAGCCAGTCAAACAAGGCTGTTGGCGTATATACCTTTGGTAACCAAACGATTACCGCCGGTACTTTTGCGTTGACGATGCCTTCAAACACAACGACTACCGCTTTACTGCGTATCTCTACAACATAAGCGGAGGCGGCTTAAAGCCGTTTAGACCATGTTTGGTATCTCCGCTTTTGCTGAAACGCCGTTTGCCTCGCTATCTGGGGTAACGGTTGCTGTCGCCCTAACGGGCAATGCAGCATCAGGAGCAGTAGGTACAGCAGGTGTAAGCAGTTCTATAGCTCTCACAGGCGTAACAGCATCTGGGGCTGTAGGAACAGTAACTCCCAGCAGCTCACAAGCCGATAGCGGAGATGCGGCATCAGGTTTTGTCGGTACTGTCACTCCGTCTTTCTCTGTAGCTTTAGCGGGGCGTAGCGCATCTGGAGCAGTTGGATCCGTCACAGGAGCGCAGTCTATAGCCCTGACAGGAGATGTGGCATCGGGTGCAGTTGGAACAAGTTCCAGTAGCTTCTCGGTTGCTATAGCGGGTAACGCAGCTTCTGGATCAGTTGGAACAGTCACTCCAACGGCATCACAGGCTTTGACTGGTAAGTCTGCATCGGGTGCGGTCGGCACAGTAACTCCAAGCATATCTCCTACGCAGGCTGGGGATGTGGCCTCTGGTTTTGTCGGTACTGTTACGCCAACCATGTCGGTGGCGTTGACCGGCCGCAGTGCTTCTGGATTCGTTGGAACAGTAACGCCGCAAGTAGCGCCCACAGAAACGGGCGATGTTGCATCAGGATTTGTAGGGTCAGTTACTCCATCGATGGCTGTAGACCTGACCGGTGTAACGGCTAGCGGTAGTGTAGGAACAGTAGGACAGAGTGTTTCTGTTGCGCTGACTGGAAACAATGCTTCTGGCGCAGTTGGAACTATATTGCCCGGAAAGGCGGCAACTCTAACAGGCTTGTCTGCAGCTGGAGCAGTAGGCTCTGTTGGGTTCACTATCTATCAACCTTTGAGCGGGTTGGCAGCTCGCGGGCAGCAAGGTACTGTTGGCGTTTTCTACTGGACACTTATTATCGACAGTCAAGACGCAAACTGGCAAAATATAGATGATTCCGAAACTGCTGATTGGGAGGTTATAGACAATAGCCAAACGGCCGGCTGGGAATTGATTCAAACGGAATAGGAAACAATATGGCGCTTGTAATTGGAGACAGAATAAAGGAAACCACCACCACGACTGGTACGGGAACGGTGACTCTCCTTGGCGCTTCTACAGGCTACCAGTCCTTTGCTGCAGTAGGTAACGCAAACACCACTTATTACACGATTGCAGGGCAAACAGGCTCTGAGTGGGAAGTAGGTATTGGAACTTACACTTCCGCAGGCACAACCCTCTCGCGCACAACAGTCTTAGCTTCGAGTAACTCAGGATCTCTGGTTAGCTTTTCGGCTGGAACAAAAGACGTATTTGTAACTTACCCTGCTGAGAAATCAGTAAACCAAGACGCTAGTGGTAATGTTACCAATGCAGGAAGCATTACTGGAACTAACATGATCGCTAGTAATGGCCTTCATGTGAATAGCCAAACAGTCAGTGCAAGCTACACCATAGCCACAGGATACTCAGCTATA